CAAGCTCTGACCGCAGCCGGGCGAGCTCGGCGTCGGCCTCCAGCTGGGCGGCATGGCTCACATGCTCAGCCACGTCGTCGATCAGCTTCGCTTGTTTAGCCACGCGATCACTCCCTGGACGCCAGCAGTCTCCCATCCGCGCTTCCGGCAAGACTCGATGACGGCACGGGCATACGCCAGCTTCTGGTGGGCCGCAGGGTCAAACGCGGCCCGGACGGCCTCAAGCTCGACCTGAGCGTCCGCCGGCAGCCTGTCGAACCAGGAGCAGAACCCTGGCATCGAGTTGGTGACTTTGGAAAGCACCTCGTCCGCGAGCGATGTCTTCGCCATCAGTCCTCCATCCTTCGCCACCTGAGCGCCCACAGCACGCGGGCGATGTCGGCGGCCTGCTCGGTTACGGCTTCCTCAGAGAACGACGGGTTCAGGGCGTGCAGCAGCTCGTGGATCAGCAGCTCGAGTCCGCTGCGGCCTTTGGCGTAGGCACGCTCGTCGATGAGGATCTTTTCCTGCACCTCAGGGTGCTTGGCATCGGCGAGGTAGGTCCAGCCAACGGCACCGCCGCGGAGCCGGGTGAACTTCACCGGCCACACCCGGCCCGCCAGCTTGAAGTGGTGCGTCTCGCCCATGCCTGCATCGTGGCAGGAGCGTCAAGTATCCACCCGGCCCCACTTGCCGGCAGGACAGGATTGGTCTGCCCACGATAATTTGCTGACGTAGCCAGCCGCCCTCGACACAGGGCATCCGCACAGGTTGCAGGCGTCGTTTTGCAAGTGCTCGCACGTCAGGCAGATGTCATGCCGCCTGATGATCTCCTCGTCGCTCGCCATGGGCATCCCGGCGGCGACGTGCGAGACGGCGGCGCTGGCGAAGTTCTTGACCTTTGTGAGGAACGAGGGGGCGTCGGTGCGGGCGAGGTCGGGCGGCTGTGGGCTGCCAGAACAGTCGCAACTGCGTGCCGGGCACACAATTCCGCACACATCACACACCGGATAGTCACCAGAAAAAACGCATGTCATGACGACGACACCGACAGTGTTCCGACCTGAACGTACCGCTGGCTGCACGGAATGTTTTGCGGATTGAGAGATGTGGTCTGTAGCTGGCACCACAATTGCGCCGTCGCAGCCCAGCACGAAGAGGCAGGGATGTACGGGTTGTAAGTGCACGGGCTGTCGCCGTAACCCATGCAGAACAGCGTAGGCAGCATCCCGCTTTCCCATGGCACAGGGCTCACTCGCACTGTCGCATACGCGCGAGGGACATTTCTGCCGCTTGGAGCACCGGATGTCCGGCTGTCGTCACCAAACCCAAAACCGACCTCAAAGCCCACGACAGTCTCGCCGCCGCCACCGGGCATGATGTTTGTCTGCTTGGTGGCTGTAGCGTAGTACGCACCGCATGTGAAAGACGACGGCACCGACCCCGCCACAGGCTCGCCCAGCGAGTACGCACCTGACAAAGAAACAAGGCTGTCGGTGACTTCCTGTCGCCTGTCGCCGGCAACCACCGTTTCGGCCAGCGCAGAGGCACCTTGCTGGCTGATAGTGAGCGTTGCCGACAGGGTCGGCGGAAACACGCCGAACGCGGTGGGGTTCGTCTTCCAATCCGACGGCAGGCCAGAACAAGTAGAGAACACCTCAAAGCAGCACATACGCCGGCGGTTTTGGTCAGCAACAACACCGACTCCCAGGAAACGCTGGTTTGTGTGCTGGCATTGGCATTGCGGTAACGTGGAAACCGTCAGCCCAGCCGAGCCAGCACCAATTCCGCAGCACGCGCCCATTTGCAACTCGCTTGGTGGCGTAATAACGCCAATGTGACTCTGCGAGCCGGCACGCTCGCATGATCGCTCTTGTGAAAGTGAAAACCTTTGAAAATCACCGACACCCTCTACCAAGCAAAACAAGCCGCGCGAATCGAGAGTTTGCCTTGAGTAAAAAGACGGCGATATTCGGTCGGAAGGACCAAAGGAAGCAATATCGCACAAGCTAGTCGCATACGGAACTCCACCAATCGTTGTCGCTTCGTATGCGAGTGTTATGCCGCCAAGGCTTGTAGAAAAAGAAATAGAAAACAGCGCGGAGCTTCCGCACGGTTGGTAGCGAATAGAAACAAGCGCGCACGAATCCTCATGGCAAGTCACCTTAAAGTCGCCGCCATACACGACCGTTGGTGAGTCGGCCAGCTTGGTGATCCAATAAAAACCGTTGATCGTGTCTGATCCAATACTTTGGACCGTAACCATCATTGTCGGAGTGCTTCCAGAATTGCACGTCGGCGTGCAAGCACATCCACAGCACGGACTACAACTGCCGCCAAGCATTAGCCGCACTCCGCAGCGATGAGATACCACGATGTGCCGTCTTTCGCGATTGCGCAATTCCTAGCGGAGCCTCGTGCCGGAATAGCCGCGAATAGATTCGTCGCGCTAACCGTGCTCGTCACGCCCCGAAACGTGACCGTCTTGCTGGTGTTAATCGCCCACTCGCCGGTAAACGTGCAGACGCGGAACACCTTGCCGGACGCAGCACCACCTCGAGGCCCCCACTCCAGCGGCCCGAGATCCCGGTTCCCGGCCTCGACCTGGCGGACGACCTTGCCGATCCGCTCCGCGGCCGGCTTGGTGAACGTCACACGCTGCGTGCCAGCAGCTGCACCGTCAGGCTTCTTTGCCATGCGTCACCAATAGCTCAGGATCGCCCTGCCAATCGCCCACCGCATTGCCGCCGCTCCGGCGCGAGCCGATAGCACCAGCGCGGCGGCACCGGCTACGGCGAGGGCGACGAGGAAGAGGGGGAGGCGGATCATTGGAGAAGCTGCGCCGAAGTGATAAGCGGGCCGCTACCGGAGTCGTTGTGGCTCCATGTCCAGCGATACATTCGATAGGTGGCCGGAGTTGCCAGAGTAAACGTGCGCTGATTGGAGATGTCGCTCGGCCATACAAAGCTCCAGTTACCGAACGTAAATAAGTTTGTTCCAGCGTCGTAGTTGCCGCTTCCTGACTGGCCGGTTTTTGTGTCTAGGAGTTCCCAAGACACGCCGTCGTCCGATCCGTGTAGCTGCCATGCGTTGATCACGTCTGAGTCGGACAATTGCTTAGAGCAGACGAGAGAGTAACCAGAGATGGCGGATTTCTGGCCTTCAGGAAATGAGTACTGCAAAGTGCGCAGCGGGCTGTTACCCCCCGCTCTAGCGAAATACACACCCGTAGCGCCGTTACCGTCGAACGCCTTCCACAAATCCGCCGCGAAACCTGTGTCGTTTGTTTGCCCGCTCACAACACCACTCGGCGATGTGGCGCTCGTCATCGTCGGGATAGCACGGAACACGTCACCCGGCGTCACACTGCTCGTCGCCGTCGACCAAGCCCCCTGTCCAACCCCATTCACCGCCGCCACGCGGAACACATACGCCGTGCCGTTGGTCAGTCCGGTCACCGTCGCGGAAGTCGTTGTCGACGTGCCGTCGCTGAACGTCGTCCACGACGATCCGCTGTTGGACGAATACTGAACGACATAGTCCGTGATCGGCGTCACGGAAAGCACGCTCGGCGCAGACCACGACAGCGAGACTTGAGCATTACCAGCGGTCGCAGTGAGGCTCGTCGGGGCGGGTGGCACGAACAGGGCGCGCAACACGGCATCCTCGCCAGAGCCAGAGCCGCCAGACGCAGCCAACACGCCGTCTGTGATCGTGAGGCCGCTGCCGACCTTGACGCCGCCAAGCACAGAGGCGGTTGCGGTTGGCAGCACGTATGATCCTGCCGCCGCAATCGTGATCGAGCTGCTAGCCGTGCTCACCGTCACGCCAGCACCGCCGGTAATCGAAACGGTGCCCGTGAGACCGTTCAGCACCTGCACGTACTCGTGCGAGTGGCTGGCGGGAGCGGCTCCAACGTCTGCCGCCGAGGGCATCAAATGCACGTGGTCGGCCCGTGACGCGTCTCCGCTTGCACCCGCCGCTGCCGTGCCCAGCGGCTGCGGCGTGGCACTGCTCACGACAATCCCGGACGTGCCGCCCGCAAACGCCACCGTGATCGACCCGGCCGCCGTGTCGCGGCTCAAGGTCATGCCAGCACCCTGGACCAGCACCGGATCGACAACGCTGTAGCGGGTCGACCAACTGGCCGCCGTGCCATCCGTGACTAGCGGGCCGGCCTTGCCGCCCTGGGCGGGCAGGCTTGTGTATCCGGCAATGTCGGCCGTCGAGTGCGTGTGAATCGACGCCGCGTAGTCGTGCGTGTGTCCCACCTGCGAGAACGATGCCGTGAGGCCCACCACGTCTGCCGTGCCGTGGGTGTGGGCCTGCGGTGCGAAGGTTGTCGGCACGCCTGACAGCGCCGTGTAGCCGATGGTCGGGATGCGGGCGAGCTCAAGCACGCCGCTGGTAATCGCCGAGGCTTCGTGGGTGTGGCTAGCTGCCGCAAACGAGCTCGAGATGCCGGTGATGTCGGCTGTGCCGTGGGTGTGAGCCACGGGAGCGAACGTGGCAGGCACGTTCTGCAGGCTCGTGTATGAGCCACTGGTGGCCACGGAGGCCAGCCCGCTTACGTCGGCGGCCGAGAGTGAGATCGCCCCCTGGCGGCCGGCCACGCTCTGCACCGGGGCGGCTGCCGCAGCGGCAGACGTAAACGACACAACGTCGCTGGTCGAGTGCGTGTGGGCTGACGGGCCAAAGCTCGTCGGTACATTGGCGAGGGCCGTGTACGAGATCGTCGGAATCCGTGCGATAGCGAACGTGCCAGCCGTCACGTCGGACGCCTGCAGCTGCACGGAGCCAACACGCCCGGCGACGCTTTGGACCGGGGCCAGGCCAGCGACCTGTGACGTGTTGTATGAAGCAACCTGGAACTGCCCGACGCTGGTCGAGATGGTAATACCATTGCCAGCAGTTAACTGGAACGTGCCGAAAGCGTTGGTCGACGTGCCAGGGGCGTTGATGAATCCGGCAGGGCCAATGCCACTACTGACCGAAACGCCAACGGCCGTTCCCGAGACTGTGACATTAATCATGGTGCGTACGCCGTAAAAGTTCCGCTAAGGTATGTGCGTGTGACGAGCGATGGGCTTACGCCTCTGAGGTACCAGCGGTATTTCTTTGTCGGATCAAGCAAGCTTGTCTGCGCCTCAGTCAACGACAGGTTGATTTGCCCATTCGCAGCGCTGACGCTAGTCACAGTGAACGTCGCAGCTGTCGCCCCCTGCGAAGACACGCCACTGGGGCTCGAAAAAGAAACGGTCGTGGTGACTTCGTAGACAATGCCGGTCCATGCGAAGTTCGTCGTGTCGATGTCAAGATCGACGAACATCCCGAACTCATCTCCAACAGTCATGGAGATGGCAAGCGGACCCGGCAGTGCAAGAAACTCACTCATAGAATCAACCTATCCTGCAGCCTCGCGGGCTTTTAGAACGGCGGCGTGCCAAACAGGGGAGCGAAGGCGACCTCGCGGTGGACGCGGCGGTAGAGGATGTCCGGGGCGGTGCCCGAGCTTTTAAGAGAGCCGTTTGAGTTCAGAGCCACAGGGTTCGACGACGCGACCTTGTCGCCGCTTTCCGGGTCGATCACGTACGCCCGCTTCTGCTGGCTTCCCTCGAGGTAGTTGTAGCCAACGTCAGGCAGCATCAGCCGCCAGCCGCTCTGCCTGAACGCGAGCTCTACGGAGACTGACCAATACTTCAACTCAAACCCGTTGACCACCTCGACCTGCTGCTGGCCGCTGATTCCCTGGCACTTCCATTGGTACGGCTGGGCTCCGAGGTAGGCGTCTGCGTTCACACAGTTGGTCACTTGGGCGGCCACGCCAACGGGAAACGACGCACGGTTGCCAGAGATCGTGCAACGCAGCTCGCTCTCCTCAGTCATCGCACCTTCGAAGAAGTCGTAGGCCGAGTTGACCAGGGCACGCAGGTCGCCGTTCCCGCTGCCATGGAAATACGCCAACGCAGGGACCGCTGACCCTCCCGTGGAGAAAGACCAGATATCAGCACGCGCCAGGGGGTTTGGGTCGCTGTCCTCAGTGCCAACGGCCGGCACGGAATACGAGTAGGTTATTTCGACGTGGAAGCGGTCGAGTTCGTTTACGGCACCTTCCGTGCACCATAAGTACGGGTACTCGGGATGAGGTGATCCGTGATAGATGCCGACGTAATCAAGCGCCTGCTGAACGCCAACAGGGCCGCTGGTGGTCAGGTGGTACTTGATCTCGGCAGTCGGCGACTCGCCGAACCGGTGCGTAAACGTGCGTGGGATGACTTCCCGACCGGCGATGATTGCCATTACGCTGCCCCCACAATGTCGACCACGCCGCCGAGCTTGCCGATCTCATTAGCAATCTTCCGAAGCTCTGACAGCTGCTTGCGGTATTCCGCGATCGCTGGATCCTCTCGGCCAGTAGCGAGCCGAATAAACTCGCTCGCCCCTTCACTGGTTCGCACATCAGTGGCCTGCAGCGGTGTCTGCGACACCTGCGAGAGTGCGTCGAGCCGGCTGGCTTCGATCTCGGCCGCACGCTGGGCGTACTGCTCGTTCAGGTCGCGGATGCTCTCGGCCGTCTTGAGGGCGTCCTCAAAGCCCGAGCGGATCGCGTCGGCAGCCTGTTCAAAGGTTTCGGGGTCGATGACCTTCGCCTCGAGGTCCGCCTCCAGCTGGGCCAACTGCTCTTGGGCTGCGGTGAACGCCTCTGGGGCAAGCTCAAAGTTCACGAACGAGAACGTCTCGTCGAGCGTGTCACGCACCGACGCAATCGCCCGCTCGGCGTCCTGGGTCGAGAACCCAAACTGGGCCGTTTCTTCCGCCGCGGCCTGGGCCTGGTCGAGAACCTGCAGCCGCCGGATGGCAGCATCCTCCGCAGCCTTATCGCCGCTGGCGCGGGCCTCGACGATGGCCGCCTCTGTCTCCTCGATCTGCCTGACGATCGCCAGGAGCGTGTCGGCTGGCGTCGCTCCGTCACCGCCGCCGAGACCTTGTGCGGAAATGAACGCGTCGGCCAGCTTGCGGTCGGCCTCCACGGCAGCAGCTGCAGCACGCTCAGCCGCTGCGATCTTTTCGTCGGCTGCCTTCTGGGCAGCTTCGGAAGCAAGAGCCTGAGCCTGGGCCTCTTTGTCCAGCGTTTCGATCTTGGCTTCGAACGCAGCCTTCTCCTGCTCGGCCGCCTTCTTCGCCTCGTCGGCCGTCAACGTGTTGTCGGCCTGAAGCTGTGCGATCTGCTCTAGCGAGGTCTGATAGGCGACTGCAGCCTCAAAGCCAGCCTGGCCGAACTCCGCGGCCGCCGTGGCCGCCGTGCCGATCTCCTTGGCGAACTGCGAGGCGGCCAGCGTGGGCTGTGACAGGTCGAGTTCGGGAATCACCGGCTCTTCGACCTCGGCGGTGATGCCGAGGAAGTTCTCGGCAATGGTGAGCAGGCGTCCAACGGTCCCGCCGATGGCGTTGGCGATCGTTTCGAATGTGGACGACACGCCACCGAATACGGACGAGATCACGCCGCCGATCTGTTCAATGGCAGACTGCAGGCCGAAGAACTCAGCCCACGACGCCAGCGAGTCGCCGATGTAGCTGCCGACCTGTGAGAGCGCCGTGCCAATGATGTTGGCAACACGCGAGACGGTTTCGCCAAGACCGCCAAGGTTGTCAGCAACTGCACCGAGCGGCGAGAACGATACGGCGAAATCTGTAGCAGCTACCGCGCCGTCGACTAGATATCGCACAACGTCGATAAACGCGGTGCCGAACGATTCACCGACCGCGCCGAACGCTTGGGCCAGGTCTCCGATAGGCGAGATGATTTCCCCGATTACGCGGCCGATGCCGCCGATGACCACGCCGACAACCTCGAACGCTGTACCCAGACCAGAAAGCACCGGTTCCAGAACGTCGCCAATCGGCCCGACGATAGCGTTGATGCCGCCCAGGAACTCGGCAGAGCCTTGTGCGATGCCTTCACCGAGGCCCACAAACGGCAGCAGCAGCAGCTCGCCGAGCCGGGAACTGGCAACGCCCAGGGCGTCGATGCCTGCACCGAAGTCATCAATGCGGCCACGGTCGATGGCCGATAGTGATCCACCGAGCCGCTCGATGTCGTCGGCTGCCGGGCCGAGGTTGGCAAAGAACGGCAGCAGGTCGGCGCCGCTCTTGCCGAAGATCTGCATGGCAGCGGCCGTCCGCTTCGCGGGATCTTCGATGCCCTGCAGTTGTTCGCCGACCAGGCGGATCTGCTCTTCCGGGCTCAAGTTCTCCAAGTCCGTGAACGAAATGCCCAGCTTGGCCAGGGCCGCAGTCGCGGCCTTGCTCTCCTCGTCTGCACCGGCGAGCGTCTTCTGTAGCTTGCCGAAGGCGCTGCTGACTGATTCGATGGAAACGCCCGAGCGGTTGCCCGCTTCCTCGAGCGTCTGGATGAACTCAAACGACACGCCCAGCTTGTCGGCCGTGTTGCCGAGCGTCTCGACGCGGTCCTCGAGGTCGAGCAGCCCGCTGGCCACCGCGGTAGCACCCGCACCAAACGCAGCCACCGCAGCGAGGCCGACAGTGAACGGATTCACCATCCCAGCCACCGAGGCTCCGATGTTGGCAAGGCCGCCAGACAGGCCGGCACCGCCGCCGAAGACCTTGCCGAGACCCTCGCCAGCAGACGCCAGACCTGACAGACGGCCGGCCACATTGCCGATCGGGCCTGGCAAGGCCGACAGCACGCCGGACAACTCGTTGAACTTCATCGTGCCGCCGTCGCCACCAGCCGCGGCTGCGTCTTCAAATCCTGCAGCGGCCCTGCTGGCTTTGTCGAAGTCAGTCGTAGCCTTGGCGATTGCCGAGTTGTACGTCTCCTGCGAGATGCGGCCAGCGGCCAGGTGGTCGCTCAATTCCTGGACCGCCGCGTCGTACTTCTGCTGAGGGCTTAGGTTGGCCTGCGTGATCTGAGCCGCGCGTGCCAGGGCCTTTGCCCGGTCGGTCTCGGCCTTCGCCGCCTCTTCGTTGGCACCGCTGGCCTCTGCCGCCGCACGGCTGTACGTCTCCTCGCTGATCGCTCCGGCCGCGAGCAGCTGGCCCAGCCGCTCGAGCTCAGCCGTACGCCGCTCCTCGGCCGTGGCCACCTGGTCGGTGATCCGTGCACCTTCGGCAAACGCTGCCGCCGCCGTCTGGGCGCTGCCGACGATGGCCTGCAGTTCCGAGGCGTACTCCTGGGCAGAAATCTGCCCGGTCTTCAGGGCACTGCCGAGAAACGCGATATCCGTGGCTACTTGCTGCTGGGCCGCAGCTGCCGCACCGCTTGCCGCCGTGAACGAGTCGAAGAGCGACGACGCAGCCGCGGCCTGCTTGCCGAGGTTCTGCAGCTGACGGTCGACCTGCGACAGCCCCTTGGTCATGCCGTTGGCATTGGCCGAGAACTGCACGCCGAGTCCGATCACCGTCGCCATTAGTCACCCGCCAAGTCTCGTGCCAACTGTTCCAACGCTTCCTGTATCTGCAGATCGTGTTGCGGTGCTTTCACAACCGGAACGAAGTCATCAGCCTTCGGCGTCCTGCCCCGCGGGCAGTACGGCGCGAGCGTCGCACTGGCCACCAGGCCCGTCTGCCGCCATGTGTCAGGAAGCGGGTGGAAGTGCCGGTGGATCGCAATCCACTCGGCAAGCTCCCGGCTGTCCATTTCCTGGCACAACTGCTTGACCGTCATTCCGAGATGTGCCGCCAGACGAAACAGAAAAACACGCGTCGGGCGGACTGCTAGTTTTTTGCGAGTTCCTCCACGTCCTTGTCGCTCAAAGCGTTGTGCGCCATCGCCTTTGCAAACAGTGCGTTCAACACGGCAGCCGACTTGCCGGCCAGCAGCGGAACGTCCGCGTCAGAGAACAACCGCTGGCCCTTGGCGTCAGTCAGGCAACGTGACAGAAACTTCGTGCGGAAGTTCTCAACGCCCTTGCCCTTGTTGGCCACCCAGTCGTTCTCGTAGCTGTCACGCTCGCCGCAGGTCATCACGCGAATGAAGACAGTGTCGCCCCACCCAGGGACATTGACCTCGAGGAGGCCCAGGTCGTCCGCTGCCAGAATTTGTTCTCTCGTCAGTGCCATAGTTTATCCAATGAGATCGAACGTGAACGTGTAACGCGTCACATCGTTGGCAGCCGCGGTGGCTCCCTTGCCTGTACATACTGCGTTGTATGTCAAGCTGACGCCGCCACCGCTAATAACGAGCGACCCGTATTGGCCCCAATTGAAAGAGCCCGGAGCGAGTCCCTCGACGCTCACGCTGCCACCGCTTGGTGCATACGCATTGCCGCGACCGATAGGTATGCCGCCGCCAAGCTCCAGCTGCACGCTTGTCAGCTCGGTCAGTGAAGAACCGGCAAACGACACCGTGCAGCCTTGCGAGTATGTCGCCACGGAAGCCTCCGTAGCGGACTAGACCCGCGCGACTCGGAAGGTGGCCTGGCCCCGCGTGGCGTCGTTCGTCGCCAGCGTGACGCTGGAAGAACTGACCGTGGCAGCAGCACTGAGCGTCAGGCCGCCAGAGATCACCAGCGTGCCGGTCGACCCGTCGGTGATCGGCGCGGTGCCGAGGTACTCGATGCTGACCTCGCGACCCGTGTCCGTGGCCGAACCCTTGAGGGGGCGATCCATGGTGGCAACGCTGCTGCCTGCGGACAGGCCGAGGTGGGACACGTCGATGGTGTCGCCAGCCGACACGTCGGTCATCGAGTAGGTGATGTTCGTGACCGTGTAGCCCGTGCCGCCGAACGTGAGCGTCGTGCCCTGACCGTGAGTTGCCATGAGTTAATTCTCCACCCAAAAGAGGTCGTAAGTTTGCCGGACCAGATAGAGCGAGTTCTCCGCTCCGTCGATCTCCACGAGGTCGTCGGCCTCGTCCATCAGAAACGTCTGCCGAACTTCTGTATTGTCAAAACTGCCGGCGTACCCATCCAGAACGCGGCGGCACTTGTCAGCCAGGTCTCGCGCCGCCTCGTATGTCGAGCCGTACACGTAGAGCTCGACCGTGACTCGTGGCAGGCCGCTCGGCGTGCCGGCCATGGTCATTTCCCGCAGCACGCGGGCGCGCCGCCAGATGATCAGCGGGAACTGGATCGGGGACGGCCCGACGTAACGCAGCGGGTAGATACGTCCGCTGATCAACGCCTGCACGTCAACGTCCGACACCAGGGCGTTTCGTAGAACAGCCTCGGGGGATTTCAGCGCCATCAGAACGGCCCCTGGAGTGACTTAATTTTGTCGGCGAGCTCGCGGGCGGCTTTGTCGAAAGCGTTGGTCATTTCCTCGACCATCAGCGATTCAACACGCTCGCGGGTCTGCTCCCATGCCGATCGGATTGGAGGCCGACCGTACGAGCCGCCGACCGGCATCTTCCCGGTCGACACCCTGCGGCCGTCCTTTGTGCGGCGGAAACGCTCTTTGGTGCCGAACTCGACAAGCCCCTGGTGGTAGCCCAGCTTTGTGTTGTCGTATGGCTCGTTCATCTTCCGGCCAGACTTGAACCCGAGAATGGCAATGCCCACACCGGTTCGCGGGTACCTTTTGCTCTTCACGGCGATCGACCGCCGGAGGTTCCCGGTAGGGCCTCTCGGCGTGGCTGACTTCAGGGCCTGCAGCGTGCCGCCCTTCTCAGCCGCACGCCGTAGCCCGGCAGCCATGTGCTTGGCGGCCAGGTTCTTCGGCAGGGCCAAAAAGGCGTTGCGGATGCTTTCCAGCCCAGGGATGTTCGTCGTGATCCTGATGCCGACCTGCTCAGCCATTGCGTCGCTCCATGCAAATGGCCTCGTGCTCGTTTCGGTTGCCGTGCTCGAGCAAGCTGGCGATCTCCAGCGTGCGGCCACGCCACGCGAACCGCATCTGGCTAGTGAGGCCAGGCAGGTACCGCAGCCGCAGCCGGTGCGTGACGGTCGTCTCCTGCTGGCCAGCCGCCAGGGCCTCGCGGGCGGATACGCCCTCGACGCTGGCCCACACGGCCGACGAGTCGGACCACGCCAGCACGGTCTCGCCAAGGGCGTTTGTGGTGCCGCTGGCGATCTGCACGGTTACGCGTTCTCGTAGGTCGCCTGGTCGGATCATTCCACCACCGTACGCGTAAAGCTGGGATTACTGGCAGTCGTCGTCACTCAGACGTGGGCGTCTCCACCCACGTCACCGTCGACTCGTCGAGCGTCCAGCCCTCGCCGGGGCGCGGCGGAATGAAGGCGTCGAGCCGCTCGTCGTACGTGTAGCCGATGCCAGCGTAGCGTTTTCGGATGCGGCCGTTGTACGACGTTTGCTTCCATCTTCGATGGCCGAAAAGCGATTCTAGAAGGTCGACGCCACGGATCTCTTGCTCAGCGCCGTCTACGAGCATTTCGTTATTTGCGATGACGAGCACGGCGACCACAACGCCGCCAGGAGTCAGTTCTGCAAAGTGTGCCATTAATAGGTGATGCTCCCAGCACCCGAGAACGTGTAGAGGTATTCCACGCCAACGCGAGACGCAGTTGGCGACCCAGTTGTCGCGGACGCCGGAAACAGACTGCGAAGGATGACCACGCCACTTCCGCCCGAGCCGCCAGAGCCGCCGCCTCCACCAGTGCCTGCGGTGCCGCTACTGCCAGACTGACCGCTGGGCGTCGTGTTATTTCCCTTGCCGCCGCCACCAGCGCCAGCCGCACCGGATGTCGCTGAGTTGAAAAGAGCGCCAGATCCGCCGCCACCGTATGTCACAGACAAGCCAGTGATGTCGTTGGCAACTCCACCGCCGCCTGCACCGCCAGCCGACGATGTGCCGTTACCTCCAGCGGCAGACGCGCCTCCCCCGCCGCCAGTTCCGAACGATCCGGTGGCCACGCCAGTGCCACCTGCGTTCCCTTGCAGCTGCGTACCGGCACCTGCACTGCCGAGCCACCACGCACCGCCACCGGAGCCACCGGGCCTTCCTGACGATGTAGCGTCACCGCCGCCGCCACCGCCACCGCCGACAGCAGTCAGCAGGAGCGCGATTGACGCTGTCCCTTGGCTGCCTACCGAGACGGAATTCACTGTGTTCGTATACACACCAACAGCGCCGCCCGCACCGACGACGATCGCGTAGCTGACGCCAGGCACTACATAGGCCGTACCGGCAACAACGCCACCAGCACCACCTCCAGCGCCGCGAGAGCCGGCACCGCCAGATCCTCCGCCGCCAACGATCAAATAACGCACAGCCACCAGCGCTGGCGACTGCAGTGCAATCGATGACCGTCTAAGGTTTGATGCGCTGGCTAGGCGAGTGGTCATGAGATTTCCACACCAAATGCGGAAAACGATACCGTGCCAGATGACGCGTAAACGCTAACCACATCAATAGCTGCCAACGTGATTCCAAGTGTCAGCGTTATTGAGTCATTGCCGCCAATGGCGGAATCCCACACCAGGTAATGCTGTGCCGCTGCCGCCGCACCGGCAGGCCGCACGGCCAGACGATAGGACGCTGCGGACGCAGACTGATTGCAGACCGTCAGCGACGACACAATCGCCTGCGTGGATGACGGCACCGCGTAGAGCGTGGTGAGCGTGGTGGCGGCTGGATTGCTTTGCCCGAGAACCTTGTGCGTCTGCGGCATAAGTCAGCCTCCCATGAGCAAAAACGGATGGAAAATCTGGTTGCGGACAGCGTCGGCGAGATCGGCCTCAGTGACGGCACCGGCAGAAATCGTCCACGCTGAGCCGCTGCCGCTCACCGTGATGTCGCCCTTGCTGCCGTCCGACACGCCACCAGCGGCGGCAGCTGGCGCCCATGCCGAACCATTCCATGTGGCGACCTGCCCGGTCGTCGCGCCGGACTGCGTCACCTCGGACAGCGGGTGCGTGTGCGAACTCGGAGCGAATGTGGAAGGCTTATCTGTTATGCCGCTCCACGAAGTTGTTCCTGCAGCGCCCTGCGGCCCTGTTGGTCCTGCTGGCCCTATGTCACCTTGCGGCCCTGTTGCACCAGCAGGGCCTGCCGGTCCAGCAGCACCAGCAGGACCCTGTGGGCCAACGCTGCCAGCATCTCCCTTAACGCCGGACGCTCCCTGAGGCCCCTGCGGCCCGACGCCGCCCGACGTGCTCACGGACGTGCTCGAGCTCGTGACAGCCGCCGAGACCGCCGTTCCTGAAACGGTGGCCGTGATCGGGTTGCTAGTGACGTTGGCCGTTGTCACCCGACGACCTCCACCAGGCCCTGCAGTGCGGTCCTCCGCACGCTACCGGGAGCGTCCCACTCAAGACGCCAGCCGTACGTGCCGACCGGCAGAGCGGCCGTCTGCTGCTCCGTAAGTGCAATGTTCACGATGCCGGCCGCGGCATTGGTCAGCGTGGTCGTGAACGCCGTCACTGTATTGCCTGTCACCAGCGACGTGATCACCGCCGAGACCGTGTAGCCGGTCATGGTCGTGGGCGAGAAGTCGATCGTCGTGCCGAGCTCGTCACCGCGGCGAAGCGACAGCCCAAGCTGGCCGGGAAGTTGGGTGTAGGTGCTCATCGGTAAGTCCCCCAGCGGCACGAGTCGAGCAGTGACTTCACGCCAAACTCGATTTCCTTGGATACGGTGCCGGTCAGTACAGACTCACGCCGGTCGTACCAGTGGGCCACCAGCATCAGAATTGCGTGCCGGATCTGCGTCGGAACGCTGCGGCCGTCCTCGCCGTACCCGCCCCACCAAGTGATCATCACCGAGTTTTCATCCCGGCGATGCACTGGCCACGCCTGCTCGTACAGCGGACTGATGGTGCCGGGCGTGGAGTTCCTGTCGATCCGGTACTCGTTCGACGGGAACACCACCACGGCACCGGTCTCCGTGGTGTACGTGATCGCCACTGAGGTGACGGCCGAGGCGGTTGCCATCGGCGGCCGCGGTAGCTCGATGTTGTCGAGGCCGTTCGGCGGAAACCCGTCCAGCCGCATCGTCCACTGCGTGTGAACCAGCGAGCGGTCCAGGTACTCCTCGACCCACCCTCGAGCAGCTGCCACCAGGCCCATGATGTAGGCGTTGTCGTCGTCCGTATCGACGCGCAGGTGGGCCTTGGCGTCCGTGATGGTCACGGGCTCCACGACAGGCTGGGAGGCTCTTGTCAGGCTGCGGTACGTCATCGCGTGCGTTTCCTGCGTGGCGTGGCGTCGGCCGTCTTCACTGGCGTTTCGACCGCAGCCGTCTCGATCAACTGCTGCTGTTTGTCCTCAACCGCGATTTTTCTGGCGAGCAACTCGGCAGCCAGGCCGCCGGGGATGTCCACCGTCTGACCTGAGCAGTAAGCACGCCACGACCGGATAAACTTCAGTTTCACGATTGTCCTACGCTCCATGCAGTTTCGGGGGCCTTGTTCGCCTTCATCCAATCGCTCGTGTACTGGAAAACCGGCTTGCCGAGATCCTTGCCTGGCCACGTCACGACGTACTCGCCGTGGCCGATCGACACCCGCGGCGTCACGAAACACTTGTTCCCTGAGTCACGCCACGTCCGCCAGAACCCGATGTCAGAGTCCACGCGGCCCTCGCCGTAACTTCCCTGCGGGTCCGGTTGTTCCCAGAACCACGGCTTCTTCATTCGCTTCAGGGCGGCCGTCGAGAGGATCGTGCAGCCGAAGTGGGCGCTATCTACTTGCTGCACAGGCTCGGCAAACCACGACGTGGGCAGCGTCGTCGAGCCGCTGGCCGGCGGGTCATCGAGCGTGCCGAGCAGCGTGAGCATCGGCCGGCCGTCCTCACGCTTCACCTGCAGCGGAGCTATGGCATCGCACTGGAACGCCAGCGCCATGGCGAACAGCTGCTCGATGTCCTGGCGGGAAACAAACGTGTCGAAATCCAGCGTGATGATGTATTCGCACTGGTCGACGAATTGCTCCATCATCCGCGTTAGTACCTGGCTCCAGAACGCACCCTGGCCGAGCGTGGGCCGGATGCCCAGCGGCATGAGGGCCTGAGCCCAACCGAACAGGTTGGCCAAAGGGCCGAACCGCGGGCCGGACAGGATGGCTTCCGCGCGGATCTCGACCTCGGTGCCGCCTACCTTGATGACCATGCAACCTCCAAAAGAGAACGGGCGGCTCCCGTGTGAGAGCCGCCCGCTCAGGATTGCACTGCTGTCAAGCAGGATCAGACGCCACGGAGGGCGATGACCGGGCCGGCGACCGTCGAGCTGCCGATCGTGTGGTGGGAAATTCCCACCCGAGCGATCGCCCTGATCACGGTCTGGTCGGACAGGAAGTTCACCTGGTCCGAGCTCTGGATCTCGAGACCCGCGCGGGTGCCGTAGATCGAGGAGTTCGCCAGATCGCCGTAGAGGGCCATGACCTTGCCGGTGGCATCGTCGCTGCCCGGCAGCTGGTCGGTGAACACGACCGGCGAACCGAGGAACGTGAGGCCGAGGCCCTGCGACAGGCCGACCGAACCACCCTGGTTCAGGTCGAGGGCCTGCATGCAGGTAGCGAAGAAGTACGGCGAGCAGTACCACTTGGCACCCGCCCGGCTGTGCT